TTTATTTTATTCGTACACTGCGGCGACGATGACAATCAGCCTAATAAAGCTATGCTGCAAAAACTTAAATCCCTGCTTATATCAGACCGCCACATTGCGCTGGTTGATCTTACGGCCAACTATACTGAAAACGAACTTTTAATACCTAAGCTTTTGGAGGCTAAAGTACCGCTCAGCAGGCTGGCAGCTTTTTCAGGCTGGAATACTTTAAGTAATTCACTGGGAACCGCGCTTAGTCAAGCAACATTATTTACCGGCCAGCTGCACCGATTACCGCAATCAGAACATCCGTCACTGTATGCCCAAAATCTGAACTTCACAGTTGAACGTTTACTTGATGATTATGCCTATCAGAAATTAATGCATGCACAGTTAACTACATTACTGAAACTGAAAGGCTATAAGCCAACTGATTTGGGAGAAAACAAGTTTTTTGCAGAAACGCTTATTCGTGGCTTTTTACAGCGTCAAAAGATTCAGCTTCTATATGGAGACCTTGGCCGTACACCTTTTTATCGCAATAACGACAGCAATTATTATTTAACAGGTATCGACATCAATGTAAACCTGCCCTGGGCACGTATTTTCGAAATCAATCTTGATACAAACTGCAGCTTTGGAGAAAACCACAGGCAGTGAAACAGCTTGCCAACATTTAGTAAATAAATAAAAGCAGAATGTCGGCTTTTTTCTTTGACAAGAGCATGATATCATAATTGATAAACAAGAAGTCACCATTAATAGCTACAACAATATAGCTTAACTTTTGAAATAAAGAAGGGTTTATTTTATGATTTCTCTTTCAAGACTGATCATTTATGTTTTTATATTATGGTTTTGTTATATGGCGTATCTGGTAAAATTCAGATAGCTATTTGAAAAGAAACACTATGGGAAATTTTTTCACTGCTCCAGCAAAAATCACTTTAAATACTTCCTTTAAAACAAAATAAAAAAGCCGCAGATACGCTCTGCGGCTAACTTTTTAAGTGGTCGGGGCGGCGAGATTCGAACTCACGGCCTCTTGTACCCGAAATCACTTTAGGCACTTTTTAACACTACTAACTACGATTAAAAAAAGGCTTTAAATCCTTGCCACTACTACGTTTCGAAAAAAATTACATTTTAAGTAAAACTAACTCAATCTGTCAAAAATACGCCCTATTGTTGACAGGTTGTTGACAGAAATCACAAAATTAACGATGCAATATTATACAAAAAGCGCCCTTAAAATAAGGACGCTTTAGTTAACGATTATCTACCATTTACTCTCGATAATATTAAGTTTTATTCTCGTAAGTCCAAAAACTTCATGATTAACATTCATACCTACCCGCTCCAAGGTTTCTTTTAAACCATTGTGCAATGCTTCAGTATTATATGCGTAATACTCGGTAAGCAGTACATCTAAAGCAGTCATTTGCTTTCTGATTTTTTCAATAGCTTTCTTAACCTGCTCATTTTTAGGCGCATCTACTACCATTTTCTTTGCCCATATCGATTTTTCAGGCTCAACTGGAATTGGTTTGGGCTTTTTAGTAATAAATATCGACTTACAACTTTCTTCGCGATTTCTTACTTTGCAAATTTTTCTCGCTCCCGAAGCAGTTATAACTATAAGTGACGCCGTCATTACTGATGTACAACCCGGATTATCCTTTTTAAACAATTCCAGGTCCTCACCTGCCAGCAAAAAATAATCACGGCTTTTTATCAGTAACCCTTTTTTCGACCAATATGGAACAAGGTTAAAAACTCCTGTCTTTAATACTGCCGCTAAATCACGTTTAGTTATTACTGGTATTCCTCTGTAATATTTTAAGCTTGGCTTGTATGGTTCTTCGATCAAAGTTTGTTGCTTTGGCAACTGCTTTAGCTTAGCCTCCATTTCGTGAAAGCGTTGGACATAAGAAGCTGTAAATATTGCACCTTTTCTTCCAGTCTGCTTATGAGCTAAAAACTCACAACCTTTTTTAGTGATTTTATAACTCCTCAATGTGCGACCAATCTTATCCTTGTAAGTTGCTGCTTGAAAAAATTCGTTGAGCCCAACTTTGGACTGAATGAGATATTCGGCATAAACGCTTATATCTCTTAATAAATGTTTATGCTCTTTTTCCAACATTTTAGCGACTTCACGGCTATCCAAGCTTAATGTTTGCAAATTGTTCATTTTAATAACTCCTTTCAATTTGAAAGAAGTTCCCCTATATGATACAATATTTCACAGAGGGAAACCTCAGCTAAAATGTACTCGCTTATCTTTCCACGGAGGGCGGGTACATTTATTTTTTTATGTCGCATTTCAACTTTTTTATTCCTCGACGTATAGCTTCATTTCTTCCAACTTGCTCTTGGCTACAATATTCATCTAGAATTTCTTTGCATTCTTCATCAAATCTAACTGTAGCTTGATACGTCTGTGGATTTTCAGTCGGACGACCCATTTTGGCGTTCAATCATTTCACCTCACTTTTGAACCTCAAATATATATTATATTTTTGAACTTCAAAAGTCAAGCGTTATTTTATGTTCACTTTTTATTTTTAAATTTATTTAAATAGTGTTTAGCTACTTCTAATTTTATTTGATTCACGCTCAAAGACAAGGGGAAATATATAATAATTACTAAGAAACCAAAACCTATACTAATAATAACGTTACAATAATAATCAAATATTGCATTTATCGATTCAATAATATAAGAGTTATTTCCATTTTCAGTTCCTTTTAAAAGCAAATTTTGTCCAAGGACACCAATAGCTAACATCATAGGTATAGTGCAAGTAATAAATTTATCAAATGTTCTAAGACTAGATTCACGTTTTTTTTCATCTACTTCACACATAGTTACAATTTTCCCTAACTCTTCAGCATTTAACTCCCTATATTGATTATAAAATTTATCAAATATTATACTATCCACATATCCTCCATCTATTATCTTTATTAATAAACAAACAATCCTTTCAATATTTTTTTTAAAATTCATTTTTAACCTCCTTATTTTTCCTTAGAATAAAAAACACATTATATAAACTAAGAAGCTCCACAGTTTTTCACTGTGGAGCTTCTTAAACGCAGACTCCTACACAGCGAAAAACGCTTGTAATTAGGAGTCTCAACCCTAATCGGTCCTCATAGAGAGGAATTGGATTACATTGTAAATTTATTATATACTTCATAATTTATAATGTCAAGGCATAACATTAGTACGCATATGTCACCCAAACGCCGGCTTTTTTATCTTCCCAATCATATTCTCCTCGAAATCCTATATATTTGCTACCTATCCGGCGGCTCACTCCATAGCTGATACCTGTAACATAGTGATCAATATTAATCTTGGCTCCTATCTCCCGCAGTACCCCTGGTGCGGATGGTGGCAAGGATTTCAAGATTGTCTGCTGCAATTCTTCCTGCTTCTTCGACGAGTTCAGTACATCTGTCAACTGCTTCTGCAGCTGATCTATTTGCAGTTTGGCTTCGCTCGATGCTTGATCCGATAGCGTCTGCTGTTCCCTTGCTATCTGTAATTCCAGCGCTAATTTCCTGCTGATTTCTAATTGCCTGGTTGAGTTTTGTTCCAGTGTCACCAGCTCGCTTTCCGTTATCATGTATGCCGGCTCGGCTGAACAGGTAGCAGGCAAGAAAAAGAACTGCACCAACACCCAGACCAACAAGAAAACGATTATTAGATATCCAACTTTTGATTTTTTCATTCATGCTTTGCCTCCTTACGCAATTTTTAATCACACTTTTTATATTTATATGATTGATATCATAAAATATTATTCCCCAGATAATTTTCCTGCCATTATTGTCCTCCTTCCTGCAAAAATGTTATAATAATTATGCAAAGGGCGTGATTTTATGCTAAATTTCTTAGCTCTAATGATAGCTTTCGGCATGTTACTGTGGTTAATAACATCCGTTGTAGTTTTCATCGGTGGGTTCGCATATTATTTTTTCAAATATATATTTAAGACCATATCTAAAGAAATGACCATTGCTAAAGCAAGATCTAATATTAAACCACTAACAATTAACAAAAAACCATTTTTCAAAATTTTATCCGTAATTATCGTTTCGTTTTTGCTTTTTTATATCAGTGAAAATACTACAGACGCTTCTGTTATAGTAGGCTCTATAGTAGGTTTGTTAGCTTTATCTTGTTACTGTTTCTATCAATCCTACAAAAGCTTTCGGCAAAACAAAAAATTATATTGAAATAGCTCCCATTATCGGGAGCTATTTTTTTATGCAATAATTTCAGCATAATCTAGCATATAATCAATATCAATATAATAGCTAATTGGTATATATGATAACTCTGCCATTATTACCTTATTTTGAAATAGTTACTTTTATAAATTTGCGTAATCTGTTACTCCACGTGCAATAGCCTTTGCAATCGCATCTTGTTTATGTTCCAGCAAAATAACATCGTGATCGTTATCAATAAAACCCATTTCGATAAGAATAGCCGGCATATCGGTATTTCTCAGCACAGACAAATTCGGGCGTTCCTTCAACCCACGATCCAGAATATACGGATCAATGCTTTGTTCCGTATCGACCAACTGCTTATGAACACAGGCAGCCAGACGTTCAGCTTCGCTGCCAAAGTTAAACACCAATGTTTCAATGCCCCTCGCATAACCATCAAACGCATTGCAGTGCAAACTGACAAATACATCTGCCCCCCAGTCGTTAGCATTTTTACAAATATTCGGATATGCCGGAGATTCGCCGTTTAGGTTGTCGCTCTGCAGACGAATTACCTCGCATCCGGCATTTTTCAGATAATACTCAACAAGTTTTCCTACAGCCAATGCTACGTCACATTCTTTTAAACCACTGTTAGGATTCATGGCGCCAGGATCGACACCTGGCATATGCCCTGGATTAATAAAGACTTTCATTATTCTCACGCTCCTTTAATATTTCAACCTCAATTCTTACAATTTCTTTTTAACAAAAACAATCAATCCACTCATAGCTTCCACGCCAGCATCATTTAAGTTTTCAATAATACTAAGCAGCTCAGTTACAACAAGATATCCAATAACCGTCATAACTGCCCAAGTAGGTTTATCTAAAACTCTCATAACTACATCAACGACAGCTGCAGACAACGCACAAATTAAATAAACACCGATTTTCCCAAGGAAACGGTGTTTCATAACTTCACTTTTTATCTTTTTGGCAGCTCTGGCTTTTTTTATTCCTTTAATAGATTCTAGAATAGTCGGATTTTCAATACCACTATCTTTTAGATGCAGATAGGCTATCGATACCCATTTGGTAAAACAATCAATAAATACTAAAAAAGCAAAGCTATAAAACAATATAGCGTGCTTATGCAAAATCATAGCCAACATTGCCGCTATTAAGGCTTTATATGACCAACCTTGTGCTAAAGTTTGAGCAGCTCCGATAGCCGCAAATTTAAAAGATTCCCAGTTCATTTTTACCTCCTGCTATAATCTCCATAAGGAGAGTGATATTTTGAATACTAAAAAAAGAAAACGAATGAAACTACCAAATGGCTTTGGTAGTGTTGTGCTACGAACTGACGGTAACCGCCGCCGCCCATGGTCTGTAAAAGTCACAATTAACGGCCGTCAAAAATCAATCGGTGATACAGCCACAGAAATAGAAGGGTTAGCACTTTTGGCCGAGTACCACAAAAACCCTTCTCTTTTCGCGCCAGCATTGATTACTTTCTCGGAAGTATTTGAGCTTATGCGGGCCGAGAGATTTCCAAAACTGGCCAAAACTACACAGGTCAATTACCTTTCGGCATACAAACACTGCCATAGATTGTATGGCAAGAAGTTTGCCGAATTAAAAATCGGTGACCTGCAGGCTGTTATTCGTGATACACGTAACGCCGGCGCTCACTATGCTATGCAGAAAAAAGTGCGACAAATACTGCACCATTGCTACACCTACGCAGTTAAGTATGAGATCATCTCACCTACATCAGATATCAGTCAATACATCGACATTGATCAGCATAAAGTGAAATACCCTAAAACGCCTTTTAATACTCGGCAAATCAATCGAGTAAAAAACCTCGGCGATAAATGGGCTATGACCGTATTAATGATGATATACGCTGGTGTCCGCACCTCCGAACTGCTATCTATCCTCAAAAACGATGTGAAGCTACGACAGCGATATTTTATCGTCCGAGAGAGCAAAACAGCGGCTGGACGCAACCGTGCTGTACCTATATCCAAAAAGACGCTGCCATTCTTCGAATTCTGGATGCAACAGCCCGGCAAACACCTCATCACCAACGACGACGGCAGCCTGCTCACCTACCATCAGTACCGGGCGCGGTTTGACGCCGTAATGGTAGCCAGCAAATGCAAACACACGCCGCATGAATGCCGCCACACCTGCGCTACCATGCTAGATAATGCTGGCGCTAACGAAACTGCAATCAAACGTATTCTCGGCCATGCCAGTCAAGGAGTTACTAAGAGGGTTTATACCCATAAATCCCTCCATGAGCTAAAAAAGGCTATAGACCTCATTTGACAGCCTTGAGTGGTATTAACCCGGCACGTTTCAAGCTAACAATATAGTACTTGCGCCTTACTGTATCAAGCTTACATACGGTTTGAATGTGGCACGTTTTTTCGCCTGCATCCTTTTTTGAGAAAATACTTGTATATATGCGCCTTTTCAGCCTTTTCTTCCAATGTTAAAGTACAATAGCTTCCAAATCTTCTTTGCTAACAGCCGCAGCAACTAAAGCTTGTTTTGCCCATCCAGCCTGCTTACACCCGCCTATATGGGTAGATAAATCAGCCTGCCATCTTAATACCTGTTCAGGCGTAAGCAAGTATACACTTTTCACAGTCTTTCCTGCCGCATAACCACGTACAGGGCAACCGTCAGGGTATTGTTGTGCAAACTGCTCGCTACCCACGTTTAACGCAATTCCCTGCATTGTCAGTTGCGTGTCTTTATCGCTATCGTAACGTACTGGTTCGCCGCTGCAAGATGAAATAAAACCGCCTGTAATCTTTTCAGCAGTCCACATATCTATCTCTGCTAATTTGGCCGTTTTCAACTCATCCAGCGTTGGAACATATGGCGGTATTTCTTTAAATTCTCCGGTCATCGGGTCGCGTAGGTATCCGTTTAGGAGTTTTTCAAATTCAGCTTTTGTTGCTAAAAAACCATTTGCTTTAATATCTTCCGGTACATTGCTGTCCTCGCGATAACCGGGAGATACACGTCTACCGCCTTCGTCAAGCATGATGTAATATTTAAATTCTTTAGTCATTTTATTACCTTCTTTCTTTTTGTACAGTGGGGATATGGGACTACCAACGAAGCAATCTTTTCAATCCCCTTCACTAAAAATGTCTTTGCTTTTATACCTGAACCTTGTACAACTAGGGGTTATGCATTCCATCAATCCGGTGGAATACAGGGTATAAAAGACATTACATTAAGCAAAGTATCACTGTATCAATTTGCATCAAATCAAATGTATTTAGTAATTGGGGCCTGATTACTCAACAGTGGGGATTTACTGTTTTTGATCCAGCCTATTATAAGAATGTTAATTTCACTTTGCCACTTTCAGTAAACGGTACATTCTGTGCTTTTTCTACAGGATATGATGCAAAAGGATCAACATTTTTATGGCATTCAATGAGCCACTTTAATAATGTCAATGTTGGGGTTACAGGGTTCGTTTTTGATTCTCGATATACTTTCACTGGCTTAGGATACCTTGCCGTTTGCTGGTAGAAACAGTGGGGAAAATATACCAATTCTGGTAATGATCGTGTTATAACGTATCCTATTGCGTTCAGTGAGTTATATTATGCGAATGTAATTTCACCAGATAACTGTGAAACTTTCGTCTATGGCATAAGCAACACTAATATTAATTACAGACTTTGTAATGGGTATAATGATGATCGCTGGAACGGAACGCAGACGTCAAGGTTGTTCGCTGTAGGACGGTAAACAGTGGGGATTTGATAGTGGGACAGCTGAAAAGAATATAGTCATATTGCCTTTGCCTGTAATAAATCCTCTGTCTGGCTTTGCATGTTTGACAGACAGCAATGGAGCAGGAGATATCGGGATTAAAAGTATGTCGTCAACTTCTATTGTTGTAGACGTTGATACAAATAAGGACGCAAGTCGTAATTTTTATTGGCTTGTTATAGCGCTGTAAACAGTGGGGATATTGTTCATCACGTACAGCAACATTTCCAATTCCGTTTCCAACTGCGGCACTATTCATTGTTGCCGTACCAAAAACTACAAGCACGTCAGCTACGGCAACTGGAGCAGAATATTTAGGCACTACCAGTGTTAATTTATACCTTCATGGAACTTCGGGCTGGTATTTCGTTGGCGGCCATTGAACAGTGGGGAAAGCCGACAGTACGTGGAAATAATATATTTCCTATACCTTTCCCTAATAGTGCATTAGCAATAACGTCTGCCGGCATTGGCGGTTGGCATACAGTGGATGTAAGCATCGTTAATAATAACAGTTATAGTGTGCTCGGTTGGGCAACAGATTCACCTAGTACCGCACGAACTTCATTACCAAATGTTATTGCTATTGGATTCTAAAGCTACAGTGGGGAACGAATCGTACAAATGGTATTTATTCGTTTCCAATACCATTTACAGAGGCACTTTGTTGTTTTGGTGGTGGCGAGGCTGGTAGTGGATATTACGATAATGCAAGTGCCTATAGCAACACGCAGGTTCGTGTTTATTCCGATGGATCTTCAAGATTTGTCAGTTGGATTGCTATAGGTGCCTAATAAACAGTGGGGATATTATACGGCCGCTGTCGGAGCCATCTACACTGACGTAACCACGCCGTTATCCTTTTCCAGATGTTTTTTTGCTGCATCAATAGACATACTACTAGCCGCATCTACTACTTGGCCGGGAACTACTCAGACTGTTTGGAACATTAACACATCTACAGCGAACAAATTGCGCTTCATTTGGGCAAAAGCTCCTATAGAATTAGACGGGGCTGTTTGGTTCGGAATATTTATTTAGACAGTGGGGAGTGAATATACATGGTTGGGTAACATTTCCTATTACGTTCGTCAAATTTAGACGTTTAGTAACGAATCATCAAGGCAATGTGTTTATGGACTCCAAGTCACGAGAAAGCAATACTTTATCAGGATTTACGCTTGACGTTGCGGATAACAGTGATCAGAACAAGGATGCTCAATGGATTGCTATAGGTGCTTGATACAGTGGGGAATAAATACTGGCGGGGCAGTGCGAACTTCTACATTACCAATACCATTTACAAACGTGTTCCTTGCAGTTGCATCTACTTCTAGCGAATGGTGCTGCCCTGGATGTTCTGCAACGAATACTACTGTTACAACTCGTGCATATCAGTCAAATAGACCTGATGTAGCCCAGCCTAATGATGTTAACTGGATTATAATTGGGTGTTAGCCACAGTGGGGAATAGTTCATGCTGAACAAGGGTATATTATTGTTACATTGCCTTTAGCATATAGCTCAAATAAATATGTTGTCATAGGCCAAGATCTCGACTACACAAGTAATGATACCGACGGTTACGGTGAAAACGTAGGCGTAACTCAGGTTACAACAACTTCGATACGTGTTTCGATTACGAGAGGTCGTTATCTGTCCTATTGCACAATAGGGTTTTAAGACACAGTGGGGATATTCAAATTCAACAGGAGTTACTTTCCCTATCGCATTTAAAGAGTGTTATGCCGTTGTAAGTAACGCTCACAGCAACACCACTGGAAATACCGATCATTATCATCTCTTAAGTTGGACATCAACAGGAGCCGCTTTTGGTTATTGGAACATGAGTTTCTATGGTACCCTTTATATCGCCCTTGGGGTCGAGTAAACAGTGGGGAACGTGTGGAAGCGGAATAAACAACTTACCGCTAAGCTTTAACGAAAAAATATTTATTTGTGTAGTTACTGACATAACTTCTTCTACCAACAGCTCTGACGGTTATTTCTCGTTCAATAATGAGAAATCTACGATCAACAGTATTTTCATTACATCGTCAGGAGCTCATGGCGGCAACTACATTGTTGCCGGTGTATAAACAGTGGAGAAAAGACCCTGGGCTTTGGGCTATTCCTTTCACTACTTTTGTTGCTGGCGGTATTACTATGACCCGCTCTGGGTGGCAAGCATCCGGCGAATGGAATGGTGACTCAGGCACCGTTTCCTTGACTGGCTATTCTGCGCAATGTGCAACTGGTAACTCTGTGTCCAGCATCGGCGGGTCGGCTATAGTTATTGGCCAATAGCTATAATGAAAACGTCCCTTGAATCCCAAAGACGAAGTGTTACAGAAAATGGCGATATTGCATCTACAAGCAATGCTCCATTCCCCAAAGTTGCGGTGCTTTGATTTCTGTAATATTGGGCTGAAACGGCTAAAGTTTCTTTTTGAAACGATATGGGGAACCCCCATTCGTAAACGGATTGAAAAGAATTTTGTGAACAAA